ACACCTGCGAGAAAAAGACGGACATTATTACTGTGTACTCAGCTACACCGATTACACAGGCGAACGAAAACAAATATGGAAAGCCACGGGTCTTCCAGTGAAAGGAAACAAAAAGCGCGCCGAGGAAATGCTATCGCATCTTCGCAAAAGCTTTGTTGTGCCGAGGGCTCCCGCCGACTATTTTGATTTTAGCGACAGGATGCTTTTCACCGATTTTATGAGAGCTTGGCTGGAGGTGGTGCGAACCACGGTCGTACCCACCACCTTCGGCGGCTATCAGACCACGGTGGAAAAGAAGTTCATTCCGTACTTTGAGAAAAAGAATTTGGCACTTGCCAACGTACAAGCCAAGGACCTACAGACTTTCTATCTTCACGAGATGAAAACGCTGTCGGGAACAACGGTCAGACACGAGCACGCGCTGCTTCACAAAATTCTCAAGTACGCATATCGAATGGATCTCATTCCAAACAATCCAGCCGACAAGGTTGACCCACCTCGTGCGGAACGCTTTGAAGGCTCGGCATACACCGAGGAAGAGCTTGCCTTGCTCATCGAGAAATCTTGGGATCACAAGCTGGGACTTCTCATCTACATTACGGCTCTGCTGGGTCTGCGTAGAAGTGAGGTGCTCGGACTTCGATGGAAAGCCATTGACTTTGAGGAGAACAGGATCACCATCAACCACACGGTCACTGAGGCGCGTGTGGACGGCAAAACCGTTATCATTGCCTCCGACCGTACCAAGACCAAGTCGAGCTACAGAAGCTTTCCCATGTCTGACACAGTGCGCGAAAAGCTGCTTGCTTGGCGTGAGGTGCAAAAGCGAAACCGCAAGATCTGCGGCAACAGCTACAACATGAAGGACATTGACTACGTCTTCACCGACGAGATGGGCAATCGCTTCAAGCCGCGCTACATTGAGGATGCTTTTCCAAAGATTCTTGAGCGCAATGGACTACGCAAGATTCGCTTTCATGATTTGCGCCACCCGTATGTCAAGCTCACGACAAAAAAATATTTGAATAAAATCGACTTCGCAACGCTAAATCAAGCAACTACGAAGCCGATTTTCTATTTTTATTCAAATAAGTCCTTCACCTTATACACAATATCAACGCGCTTATCCGGAAACACCACAACTTTCTCAATGAGCATATCAACCAACTCTGGCGTTACCCCATCAGCTTCAGCCACAACCGACCATATCTCATTCCGGCTATCGCGCTGAACCTGTTCTTCCTGCTGATGTTTTGCCTGAGCAGTTACAGCTGCATAGGCGTTATTGGTTCGTAGAATTTCAGCATCCAAAGAAGCCTTTTCAGCTTTGTACTTTTCTACATCAATCTCTCCCATGCAGTACCGTTCAAAGAGAACCCGTTTACTCTCATTCAGGAATTCAATCTGCCTTTCGTACTCCGACTGTTCTGCGACATATACGCCCATCTGAATGGTTTCGTCTGCCTCGCCGGGGTGAACCAATTCCATCTGCTTTTTCAGCGTCTGAAATACGATCTGTTCCAGTTCTGCAGCCGGCATTTTCAATGAGTAACATTGACTGTTGGGATCAGCCTGTGAATGGCGGCACATATAGTATTGATTTGTTTGAGATACACGGGACAGCGCATGACGGCAGTTTCCGCAAATGACTTTTCCTTTCAGCGGGTGAATCCGCTGTTTCTTTTTGGGAATCGTAAACCGGAACTGTTTTTCCTGCGCCTTATCGAAAGTTTCCTTATCCACAATAGCAGGATGATGATCGGGTATGATGTACCATTTGTCGCGGTCTTTCAGCCGGCTTCTGTTGCTGCCGATTTCTGTGACTGCACGTTTTCCGATGACATAGGTTCCTGTATATCGTTCATCTTTCAGAATATTCAGCACAGTAGACGGACACCATATACCCCGGCTTCGGGAAACATCGTGCATATGATTTCCTTTCGCCGCCTTGTATTCGCCGGGAGTGGGTATTCCTCGCCTGAACAGTTCTCTTGTAATTTCGGTGGCATTCACGCCTTCTGAAGATAACCGGAAGATCAGTCTGACCACATCCGCTGTTTCGGGATCGGGTTCCATTCTGCCGTCCGCACTTTTCTGATAGCCGTAGGGACAGATTTTACTCTGATACTCCCCACGCTGCATCTTGGCGTATTTGGCACTCTTGGTTTTGATGGACATATCCCGGCTGTAATACTCGCTGATGAGGTACTGGAAAGCAACATCCATACCGCCGGTATCGCCTTTGAAATTGTTGCTGTCATAATCATTGCTGATGGAAATGAACCGGGTGTGGAACAGCGGAAATACCCGTTCCAGAAAGTATCCGGTTTCAATACTGTTGCGTCCGAAGCGAGAGAAGTCCTTGACGATGATGCAGTCGATCTTGTTTTCACGCACCATTTCGATGAGCTTCTGCACCTGCGGGCGTTCAAAATTTGTACCGGTATAACCGTTGTCTACGAATTCAAGGATTTCAGCGTTTTCATACTCCGGCATGGAAGCTGCATGAGCATTCAGAACCAGACGCTGATTTTCAATGCTCATGCTCTCGTATTTATAGTCCTCGATGGATAGCCGGATATAGAGAGCAATCACATATTTCTGCATTGGTTCAGCGCCTCCTCGCAGCTTTGGAATTCATTCTTGAACTTATACTTCACAGTGATCTGATTGTCCGACGAAAGCTCAATCCGATCAATCAGGCGATCAATCAGAGCGGCGGTCAATTCACGATCTTCCTTGATGCTCTTTGCATCCTGCTTCAGATTCCGGTATTGTTCGATCTGCTTTTCGATGGTTTTCAGTCCATTGTCAAGCTGAATCACTTCTTCGGAAAGCTGTTCGATTTTTGCTTCATACCTCCGCTTGTAGTCAAAGTATTCATCCACAGTGAGAAGATCCTGGATAAAATTCTCATACAAACCTTTCACCAGACTACGCAGGCGTTCAATTTCCTGTCTGCGGCTGGTGATTTTGTTCTGGATTGCAGTACGTTCCGCAAGCTGACGGGAATCTTCGATCAGGGAAAGCGAATATGTACCGAGCGTAGTGTCCAGTTCCTGTTCCAGCATATCAGCTAAGATGGCAAGCAGTTTATCTTCCCGGATGGATTTGCTTTCGGGACAGAATTCTTTACCAATACGGGTTCGGGTGATACAGTGATACCGGTATTCTGGTTCGCTTTTTACACGCTTGCCCCTTTGACGGTGAAGACTTCTGCCGCAATGGGAGCAGAAGATTTTGCCTTTCAGAATATTCGGGGTGTAGGAATCAACGGTTCTGCTTTTATGAATTTCAGCGGTATCGTTAAGAATCTGCTGAACTTTGTCGTACAATTCATGGGTGATAATGGCTTCATGAGTTTCACATACAGTTGTCCATTCATCTTTATCTGCGGGGATTTGTTTGTGATCGACTGTTTTCGATTTTCCCTGTACCAGATCGCCGGTGTAAACCTGAGAACGAAGAATTTTATTTACCGTCCGTGTCTGCCATTTTCCATTGCCCAGCAGGTTTTCATGCGAGATTTCCCCTAAAGACTGCTTATAATGACTTGGTGTAATACACCCTTCCTTATTTAACCGGAGGACAATGGTATTCAGTCCGGCACCTTCCGATGCCCACTGGAATATCTTCTGCACCACCACGGCGGCAGTCGGATCAAGAATAAGCTGGTGGCAGTCGTCTGTAGCTTTTACATATCCGAATGGAGTACGTCCGCCGACATATTTGCCTTCTTTCATTGCCTGCCTCTGCTGTGCCTTGATTTTCCGGCTTATATCAATCGCATAAGCCTCGTTTATCATGTTGCGCAGCGGGATCAGGATTCCATTACTGCCTTCATCAGGAGCGGAGGTATCATAGTTTTCCGTGACGGCGATAAAGCGTATATTGCGGATTCTGAAATACTGTTCGATATAGTACCCCGTATCAATGGAGTTTCTGCCGAGCCGGGACAGGTCTTTGACGATTACACAGTTTACCTTACCGGCTTCAATATCGTTCAGCATCCGTTGAAATGCAGGACGGTGGAAGGTTCTTCCGCTTACTCCGTTGTCGATGTAGGTGTCATACACGCTGATTTCGGGATTGCTTTCCAGAAAGGCGGCGATAATCATCTGCTGTGTTTCAATAGAAACAGTATGGGTGTGCGTATCCTCCACAGACAGCCGTACATAGACAGCGGCACGACAGGTATGTTCTGTTTCCGGTATTATTACCGGTATGGTTTCTTTTCGGCTTTTCCGTGCCATATCTTATCCAACCTTTCTGATTTCGTTCTGTTCCGCCAGCGAAATGAGCTTGAGTGCCTTTGCATATTCATCTTCGTAAGCAAAGGTGATCTTCAGCTCATTTTTGCTGAGTACATGGATGCTCTTTATCATGTGAATCACCGCTTTGCGGTCTAAGGTTTCCAGTGAAGAAAACTGCGTGAAATGAGAAATCCAGCGATTCCGTTCGCTTTTGTTTTCCCGGACTTCCTCCAGTTTTTCTTTCAGAACCCGGATACTCTCCCTGATGTCCTCTGCTTGTTTGGTGTACTTGGCTTTGTAGGATGTATATTCTTCTTTGGTCAGAACCCCGTTTACAAGGCTTTCGTACAGCCGGGTTTTGAATTCCACCGCTTTTTCCAGCCGCTGTTCATTGAGTTTGATGTGCTCCATGTATTCCCGGATGAGTGCCTGATTGATACTGCTCTGGTCAATACTTTTCAGCATGGTTTCCAGACAGGCTACATTATCAATATAGGATTTCAGACTCAGCCGCACACATTCCACCAGATCGCTTTCTTTAAGCATGGTGGGATTGGCACAACCTTTTTTCTTTCCGGTGGGACAGTAGTAATAATGATACTCTTTGCCGCCGGAGCGGTTGGTCTTGCGGGTCATTCTGGCACCGCAGCATCCGCAGACCAGCACACCGGAAAACAGATAGACGGTATCTTCCTTGGGAGAAGTCC